TAAACCTGATGACAGATTGAGAGGATGTGCTCATAATCAAGAATGTTTCCATGAACTGATGGAGATAAGAGATGAGGTGATTGAAATAGTAAGAGGGATGCCAAATCCACATGTACCTGCAGGTACATACCGTCCTAATGAACCTGCTAAGACATTTAATGGTATTAGTGTTTACTTACTACGTGGTGCATTAGGTCATCATTACATGAAAGATTGGACAGAAGAACAAGTTAAAGAATATGAGGATTGGGTGAGTACTAATGGATAAGATGGATACACAGGGAATGAGTCGTGATATGACCCCTGAAGAGAAGGAGAGGTGGGAAAAGTCTGGTAAGAAGCAAGTTTATAAACCTGCTATTGTTAAACCTCGCAGGTTATTCACTGAGACTTTTGCTAAGGAAATGAAAATTCTTATTAATGAAGTATTAGATGAACGTGAGCATAAGAAGAGGTTGAAGGGAGCATATGATGATGTAAAACCATTACCACCATCATACTTTGATACTGAACATTTTAAACATACTGTATTAGAAGATGAACCACCTTATAAAGATTGGAGTCAGTCATGGGATTAAGAAATTGGATTAAAGAAATTGTTAAAGAAGCTCTTATTGAGTGGGAACAAGAAGTAGAATATCTTGGTAGAACAGGATATAAATGGGAAAACAATAGATGGATTCCTACGGAAACTGAACCGTTACGATTGGATGAGATACAAGAATGAGTAAGCACAATTATACTAATCCATCTGAAGCACAAGACTTGTCTCACTTGGAGGCTAATGTTGAAGAGGATGCACCTGTTGATCCTGCTACTGGTTTTACTAAGAGAAAACCTATCAGTGATAGAGAGTGTATCTACAAGTGCTTAGATAATTGTACTAACCTTGCTGGTCTTGATAAGAATCAGGTAGAGAGATTAGCAAAACAGTTCAATCCAAATAATCCTGATAAACTTGATATTAAGTCAGAGTATCCACCACTATGAGGGTAATTAGAAAATGAGAACACAAAACAAGGAAAATTATTATTATATCTTCTGGGTTGTTGCTATGATTGCTTTCATAGTTCCACAGGTATATACTGCCATAGCATATCATAAACTTGCTGATATTCTTGTTGAACCAATTAAAGTTAAGGTAGTGGATCAATGAGATTAGGTATCATGTGTTCTGGCAACGGAACCAACTTCGAAAACATAGTTACAAATCCTGTTTGTAATAAACATGAAGTTGTATTGATGATACACAATACTAAAAAGTGTGGGGCTATAGCAAGAGCAGCAAAATGGGGTATTCCTCATACAAGAATCCCACATAAAGATGAAGAGCAGATGATAGAACTCTTTAAGGTATGGAGAGTTGATCTCATAATCCTTGCAGGTTATATGAGAGTATTAAAGAATCCTTCTAAGTTTCCTTGTCCTATTATTAATATTCATCCCTCATTACTTCCTAAGTATAAGGGATTACATGCTATTGAACAAGCCCTAGATAGTGGTGATGATGTCACTGGAGTTACTGTACATTATGTGAATGAGGAATTGGATGGTGGAGAAATAATAATTCAACGAGAAGTTCCTATTCTACCTGATGATGATATACAATCATTAACAAAAGAAATTCAAAGAGTAGAGTATGGTATATTACCAGCAGCAATAGAGTTTCTTGCTAAATCGGATTATGTTAAGCACCAATTATAGACTAAAACTAACTGATATATGTTGTAGGATAATTACAACTGATAGTGTACCAGTTACTTTAGAAGAGAGAATATGGATGAATAAGTTAATAGAGCATAATGCACATGCCAGAGAATTAGCAGAGAATATACTTGAATGGCGTATGTTGATGGATAAATAAAAACACGTATTATCTTAAAATAATGACATACAAAGGAACAGCAGGGAAATCTGCAAGTGGAGCATCAATGTCTAAGTATGATGTTGAGGTAGAAGGAAGACTTCAAGCACTTGAAAAAGCAGTCAAGGAACTTCAAGAACATAGTCATGATACTTCTGATGGTGATGGAGAGTCAACTGATTCAAAACTTGAAAGATTGGTTGCAGTTCTTAAGAAGACAGATTCATTAGGGTTAGATCAGTACTAGGCATAAATTTTTGTTAAATTGTATCAGGAAATACAAACATAACTTGTCTAAATAATGGTAGAATTAGGGATAACAAGATGATCTGAAATCTCTTTGTTATTGTAGTTCATTGGAGGCAATTATGCACAACTTAATTTCGTTTAATCAACTTGCTGGATCAAAACATATGGAATATAACGATCCACATACGGATTTAATCACAGAATACTACGAGTGCCTGATTGACTGTGAAGAAGACCAACATGTTTGTAAACGTATATGTAAGGAGGTTTTAATTTAAAACAATTCAACGTTTATCTTAACAAACAAATGATTAAATATCAGCATCCACCTTAAAGGTAATTAAATAGTCACACTAACCCTTGACACAATGTGTCAGGGGTTTTATAATGTTGAGTAATTAATTGGATACTATGACTAAGAGAAATGAGAAGGAAATAATAGCAGCTTTTACTCACATGGCAGTTAATGAATTGAAGGGAACAATAAAAGAATATATAACATCAAACTCTGTTGGTAGAAGTAGTAAGAAAATTGTTATAGAATATGATATAAAACATAAAGATACATGAGCCATTATAGAAAAGCACTATTCCCAATACACATTTATCAAACTCATATAAAAGAGAATGAATTGATAAAAGATGAACTATCAAATAACATTGAGAAATATGTTAAAGATAAATCATTACAAGTCCCTGATGGTTGGTTGACCGATAGTGTACAAACATCATATGATTTTAATACTGCTAATATAGAATTATTTGATACTGATAGTATTGTCCATGATTATTATAAGAAATATCTCTTTAAAATATTTGATAAACCAGTAGAGTTAAGTATAAAGGAGATGTGGTTTAATTATTATTCTAATGGTGAATATCAAGAACCACATAATCATATTGACGGTAGTTCTATCAATAATAATCAATCACATTTTTCATGTATTCATTATTTAAAGTTTAATGGGGATGTACATGAACCAGCAATATTTGTTGATCCACTTTCATTAACAAGGGCTCATTCAGTGGAGATGGATTCTAATAATTATAATGAGAAATACATTCCAAACGTAAGAGAAGGAAGTTTATTAATGTTCCCATCTTACCTTGAACATTATGTAAGAAAAACTGCACTAACTCCTGATGATCCAAGAGTAACGATTGCATTTAATATTATACTAACAAAATATGGAGATGATGATGGAAATTAATTATAAAGATAAGTTCTTTAATGAAGCAGAACATAATATTATTAATCAATATTGTATAGGTGCATCATATCAATATGGTGAGACAGATAATGATGGAACACCGTGTACAGGATTGATTCATAATATACCTGAGACATCGTTTGTATATAAACTATTTCGTAAGAAGTTGAGTGATGAGTATAAAGAAGTCACGAATGATATGAAATTGTACAGGATGTATATTAATTGTTTTGCACCGAGTGAGAATCCATACTTTCATACTGATGGTGAAGAGGGTATTACATTCTTATACTATCCGAATATGAATTGGGATTTACAAGAAGGTGGGGAGACGCAATTTTATATTAATGATGACATCTATGGCATCACACCAGTACCAAATAGAATAGTTATTTTCAGTGCAAATATAAAACATAGAGCTACAACATTCAGAAATAATCATCGCTTCACTGTTGCTATTAAATATGCATGAATAAATATATAATAAGGAATATAACATAATATAATGGCAGTAACCATTACAGCAACAAAATATTTTACTGGAACTGGACCGATTAAGTTTAGTGAGATAAGAGATACCTTTGGTGATTTACCAGGAACTAATGTGCGTATTTCAGATTATAAACGTAATTCTATTGGTGATACTGATTGGGAGGAAGATAATACCATAACTCCACGTGTTCCTGATGCGACTGAAAATTCTCAATTACCCGATACTGATGATAATATACAATTATCAGATTATCGTAATACAATTAAAGAATATAATGTAGAACAAACAGGAAATGAGGAAGAGAGAGTATATTCTGATGGAGATACGACTGACTGGAATAATAATCTGAGTAAGAATGTCACCAAGAATTATGATGTAACTGGTACAATTTATTCGAATGAGACAAATAAGTATGCACTAACATTTGTAGAAGGTGATTATAATAATTTGGAGATTAATGTAAGTGGAAATATCTATGGCGAAGGTGGAGCTGCTGGTGGTGGAAATGGTGGTGGTGCACTATATCTTCATAACAAGTATGATGGTGATAAAGTAAGATTAAGTATTGCTAATAATGGTAGGATATGGGCAGGTGGAGGTGGTGGTGTAAGTGGTAATGATGGTAATGATGGTGATGATCTGTTTTGTACTAAAACTGTAAATTGGAGTGCAGTTAATAGAGTAGGTAATACTCATTTATGTAATAATAACAGTAATCAATGTAGTAAACCTATGAAATGTTGTATAGAAAAGGGGATGCCAGCAGGTCATGTTACTAATAGTAACAATAAGCCAGCAGATGTTATTACAGCAAATGTAAAATGGAAATCAGCAAACCCATATGGGAACACAAACAGTGGCGTAAATAGAAGTAGATGCAGAGGAGGGAGAGGAGGGACAGGTGCTAGAGGTGGCATAAGTATTAACACTGTGATTAATTATGCTCAAAGAAATAGTACTTATCAATGCACTAATATATGGAATATCAACTGTACAGGAAAACAATTCTCTGATCAAGCAG